GCCATTGACTTAGTTTATATGATTAGGGCATCAAGGTGAATATGTTTATCCTGTCCTGTTTACCTTTAACAGTGATCGAAGGCAGTACCGCTAGAGGGAAAGAACATGCTTTTGCTGTGGACTCTCCAATAACTATATCTTTACCTACCTCTTTGGTGCTGGATTCTAACCTGGCTGCTAGATTTACCGTGTCACCTATAGCTGTGTAGTCAAACCTAGTTTCAGATCCCATGTTACCAACTACAGCTGGGCCTGTGTTTACGCCAATGCCAATCTCCACAGAAATTTTTGAAGACTTAAATTGATTTTGTATCTCTTTTGCGCACAGCACAGCAGCTTCTTCGTGGTTCTCTAAGTCCAAGGGCGCATTAAATATCGCCATCATTGCATCACCAATATACTTATCCACCATGCCATCGTACTTCTTAACTGTGTCTGATTGTATGGTCAGAGCTTGGTTCATAATCTTTGTTACTTCTTCTGGTTCCATGGTCTCACTCATAGCAGTAAACCCACGTACATCTGTAAACAAAAACGTACAGTTCCGTCGTTCTCCGCCCAACTTCAATAGACTGGGATTAGACTGCAAAGCCTTTACCTGCCTCGGATCTAAGTAATGTTCGAATTGTTTTTTTATAAGCTGGCGTAGTTTGTATTGTTCTCTAAACCTTAGATAAAAGGTAATGGTTGCTGTTATAAACTCAGCCATAAATGTCCAAGTTACATCGATCAATACACCTTGTTGTACTATGCTGTAGCCACCAAATAAAGTTAAGGCCATGGTAGACACAGCTAAACTTATCCCCAACGTTATCCCCAGAAAACTAATGAATGCCCACATCATGACTACACCTACTATTAGAGTTGCCAACTCCACAGCTAGGGAATAGTCAGGTATGTATGGGCTGTCTTGTATCAGTATGCTTTCTGCTAAAGCTGCTTGTATCTTGTGCGGTTCGAGTAGCCCTGCTGGTGTAGATAGTTGCGGCATCACCCCGTTAGCTGTCACTCCTACAATTACAAACTTATCTGCCACATCCATCTCTTGTAATGTGGTCGAAGGGGTATTCACGAAACTTATCCACTTACGTCCTAAACTGTCTGTTTTGACTGGTGGAAGCCCTTTTACCCTGATTTCCTGTATACCATTATCATTCGTATTTATAACGTAGGTGTCAGCACCCGCTAATACTTTTAATACTTGTGTGCCAAATGCAGGAACCCAACCATCAGGAGTACGCATCAACAAAGGTAGTCTTCTGGTCAAACCATCTACATCAATCGGTGCAGAAGATATACCCTGGTAAGCACTATCACGTAGTATCTTTATATTCTGCGTAGCTCCTTGCAGCATTACCCCACCGATATCATCACCCAGTATTACAGTCCCCGTTGTAGGTGGGTACTGTTGATTGTCTGTTTCAAACATAGCCAAGATACTTGGGTGCATACTTAGACTATTGGCAAACACTTCATCACCACCAAAACGATCTGGTTCGCTAAATGCTATAACGTATCCTACTCCCATAGCTCCGCGTTCTAGTAGCTGCATGTGTATCTCAGCCAGTCTTTCTCTAGGAAAAGGCCACCCACCTTCGTCCCTCACGTCTTCTTCTGTAATGTTTAGCACCGTAAAGTAACCAGAAGGCCCTTGGTCCTTGATCCATGAATCGAATACCTTGAGCTTTAGTATTTCTAAAGGTGTGAGCTGTAGCACCAAAGGTAAGCCGAGCAAAGCTATCAAACCAAGGAGTTGTAGTTTTTTCATCCTGAACTTTGTTTAATTGTTATTGTTGTAGAAGATCCACCGTTGATCTTAACTGTGTTAGATACACCATCCTGTATCAAGATAACAGTGTAGCTGTCTGATCCATCCAGGTTTAACTTAGCGCTTTGACTAACTGTCCTGGTCAAACTAATAATTTGCCCCGATACGATAGTTGTTATCTGTGTGTCCTTGTCCTGACCTATCTCTGTCCCAGCTATACGTATGCCTACTCCTCCTTGTTTGAGAGCATCTTCTTCTTTAGATAGAGCAAGTGCATCTAATACATTAAGTAGATCCTCTAAAAAGTTTACATCTAAATAGTTAATGTCTAGCTCAGTAAACTCTAGCTCTGCTTCTGCATCAAGAAAGTCTTCGTTAAGGAAGTCTATGTCTAGGTCGTTAAAGTCCAGGTAGTCAGCAGAGGCTTGTGTCTGTGATTGCTCTAACGATTCTTGTGTTTGCTCAGGAGGATTTACAATGAGCATGTTGTCGATTAGATCTAGTGTGATATCTAGTTCAACAGGGGCAGTAGGATTACTTTCGAATACAGATACAGTAGTTGCTTGATATGGTTTATTAAGTGTCACACTACCCATTCCTGTAGATACTATAATCTCGCCACTAGATATACCATTCTCGTCTGGCAACAGTATGACAAGAGATCTACCCAGCTCGTCTACGGTACAGGTGAAATCCGTCCCTCTTATCGCTATGTTAGCTGTAGGTGTACGTATTGATATGTTGCTCTTGTTGTTAAATTTACCTGTAATAAATCGCGCTGTGCCACTAGCAAACTTCAGGGCCATTTTAGATTTTGACGGGTCAGGATCGTATATGTATTCGTCTATGACTAACTTAGAATGCTCTGTTAGTTTGACTGTAGAGTCGTCTGAAAAGGTTATAGCAACTCTGCCTGCTTCTGTGCGGACATCATCCATTTGTTGTATATCGAATTGCAACTCAGCTCCGTAAGCCTTATCTCTAAGAACTTGTGCATTGCCTCTAACTTCTGAAATAGAGCCTATCTCAACAGACGAATGAAGTCGTTGCGTCTGACTGAGTAACACAGACAGTACCGCTAGAGCCAACAGATGTAATTTTAAGCCAGTCATTATCTGATGTAGACTCCTGATCTATGTTAAATGTTCTACTGCTTCCTGTTTGGTCTAGCCAAAAGTAGCCTCCTGCGTATCCGTCTCCATCGTAGGTGACAACATTATCGTCTCCATCAATGTCCATGTAATTAGTGGCACCATCTACATCTATAGATGCAGTAATGTTATTACCACCACCTTGCACAGTCCAATCTAAATCTAAGCTTGCTGCTAGTGCAGTCATGGCATGATTCAAAGTCATGGTGTTGGTATTGCCTGTGACTTGTACGTTTACATTAGAACCATCAGCTCCAGTAGCGTTGGTCTCATCTGTACTCATATTGAACGTATTTGTGTCGCCAATAAATGAGAAGTAACCTGTGTAGTTATCTGCCCAGATGTCTCCTAAGAATTTATTGGTATTACCTTTTTGTAATATATCTAAGGTCATAGTTGCACCATCGATATCTAATGCAGTCATAGAACCAGCAGCTGCGTCAGCTCCACCAATGATGTTGCCACTACCCCCAACTTGTTCGATATCTAAATTAGATGTAGCACCTGACTGATCTATAAATATCTCGTTGTCAGCTGCATAAAAAGGTGTTGCTATTAAAAGCAACAATATAAGTAGTCTATTTGTTCTCACTTCTTTGCTCCCAATACCCTAGTTCTAACCCTTCGAGTATTGTTTCTAAGACCGCTGTTTCCACAGCAGCCTGTAATGCTATATTTACTGATTCATTTTCTACTATCCCGCTCTCAATTTCAACTAATTCAGTGTTGTTACTGTAGAACTTAAATACGTCTTGTGATATAGAAGCACTCAATACACTCTTGGTTACTAATACTTCTAACAAAACTTTACCTGTGCTCACTGAAACAGTGCGTAAGGAAACAGTAATACTGTCCTGCCTGTATTCTTTTGATGCACCTATACCAAGATACCTGGCCCCAGCTCCGCCACTCTTAACATTAGTTTCATAACCTATAACTCCACCTTGCATAAGAAGTCCTGCAAACAATAAAGGCTTAAGCTTTTGTTTTTCTTCGAAATTTTCTCTGGTTGTACGTATGAGCTGTCGTTCTTTAGTCAGATCATCTAGGCCTTTGCGCTCTACTACATCAAAGAAGTTAGAGTGTTTAAGCGCTCTTATTAAATAAGCATCGGGAGAGGAAGTAATAGCTGTACTAAAACTAGCGTACTGACTATTAGATCTACGTTGGCCTGTATTATCTTGAAAACTTTTTGCATAAACGGCAACGATAGGTTTTTTGACAGGGGGTCCAATGTCTTTAAGTCCTTGTACAATTAAAGAACTTACTTCTGCAGGTTCAATGTCCCGCATTGGAGGTATACCATTGTCTAATGGGTCTACAATTAAAGCACAGCTAGAAACTAAAAGAACCGAGAGGAACAGTAATTTCTGTTGTATTGCCTTCTTCATCTGTAATTATTAAAGTTACCTTATCGTCCTCTACCCTATATTCTATGGTATTACCTTCTAATTCTAAAACACCAAAATCAGATGAGGACTCACCAAATAAATTATCTACCAGCTGTCTACTGAGCTGTGCATATATTCTACTCTCTAGGTTACGTATGAACCTAGCTAATGTTGTGTTCTCTGCTTCTCTTTCTAAGTCTTCTTGATAGGCTCTAATCTCTTCTCGTACAGCTTCTATCCTGTTGAACTCTTGATTTTCTATAGTTAGATAGTGACTAGATGTATTCTGCCCTGAGAAACTAGGGCTTTTAAACTTGTGCGTCATTTCATCAGCTTGAACTGATAAAACAATAAACATAGTAAGTATGATAAAAGATATAAACAATATTTCGTCAGGTCGTTTAGGAGCCATCAATCTTTCCTTTGATCGTCTCTGTCAGCTTTAGCGATCTTATCTATATCTATAAGATTAGGAACTCCTAAGATTGTTTTAATCATAGTGTCTTGTCTAATGATTTCATTATCAAGTGATCTGATCCTATCTATCAATGCCACTAGTATTCCATGTTGAGAGTCTAGCTTGCCTCCTAACCTTTCTTCCATTGCTGCTATTTGTACTGCAACTTTTTCATCTAAGACGTCTAGCTTTGTTTCCATGCCATCAATAATTCTATTGATAAGTTTCCATATAAAGAAACCTAAACCTAGTGCCGCCGCTATAGGGAAGCCTACTTCATTAATAAATGTAACTGTCTGTTCCATATTCTTTTGTAAATTATACTCTTATTGGAACCATCTGCGAACTTCTCCAAGAACTTCGTTGCTGATCTTAACTTTACTCAATAGATTTTTAAGTATCTGTTCGTCAACTGTACCTTGTGATACTAAGTCTACATAGGTACAACTGCGTTCTTGACCAATCCTGTGTATGCGGTCCTCTGCTTGTACCCTAAGTTCTAGGTCATAAGAGTTAGAGTAAAATATCATAGTGCTGGCTTCTGTTAATGTAATACCTCTACCACCTGTTTGTGGGTTAGATACAAAATATCTAAGTTCACTGTCAGGATCCTGGAACTTTTCTATAATATTTTGTCGTTCGTCCTGAGGTGTTTTGCCGTAGTAAGATGCTACAGAGCCTTGACCAAACTTCTCAGTGATAGCTCTTTCTAGTTCCTGTATGTCTGTCTGAAAGACTGCAAAGATTACAACCTTACCTGACGTTTCTTCTAATAAATCTAACACTGCTTGCACTCTGTTGTTCTTTAATATGATTGTCTCGCCATCCTCATTACGTAAGCTACCTGCTACTACTTGTTGTAGTCGCATAAGCTGAGTAAGTACGTTCATAGTCGAAAACAATTCATCATCTAATACCATTAATGCTTCACGTTTCATCGTGCTGTATGCTTTGCTTTGCTCCTCTGTAAGTTCTACATGCCTTCTTACATAAACTTTCTCAGGTAAGTCCAAACACTCATCTTTTATCTTACGTATAGAAAAATCCCTAATCGATTGTTGTAGTTCTTCTAACTTTTGAAAACCTACTATCTGTTGAAAGGCATGTTGCCCCATTTGTTTACGTTGAGTTATGGCATACCTGGCTTGAAAGGCATAGAAACTACTAAAGCCTAATAGGTTTGGTGATAAGAAATAACATTGTGAGTACAGATCAAGAGGTGCTTTTGTTATAGGAAACCCTGTAAGTATTCTTCTGTAGTCGGCTAATGGTGCTAACTTAATAAGATGTTGTGTGCGTTTGGCTTTTGGATTCTTAATCGTAGTCGATTCATCTACGGCCATCATTACATCATGCGTAACCATAAACTCCTCTACAAATTTACATGCCTTGACTGTAGCAAAAGCTTCTACATTGACTAAAAAAATATTAAGTGTGCCTTCACTAGGTTCGTTAACCATCGTCTTAAAATCATGTAACCATTTTTGTGTGTGGTTTGGTTGCCATACTAATACGTTACGTTCTATGCGATCAGGTAAATGTTTATTTACCTCGTTAATATCCCAATTACGTAAATTACCTTTAGGCGACACAATCAATAGCCCTGATATTTTACCTTCTTCAAATAAAATGCCTGCGTTGTCTAGGAGAATTTTTGATTTGCCTAAGCCCATTTCCAAAAACAATGCAAATAGGTTACGATGATAGCTCTCTTGGAGAGTTTCTAACTGATGTTGATATGGTTCGCTCTTGAATTCGTAGTTTGTTATTTCCATAAGTCCCGTCCTTTATTCTTCGTTATATATTCAAACACATCTTAAAGTGTTGCAATGTATTATATAGATGGTATAGTGCATTGGCAACTTTAAGTTGATAACGAAATAAAGAAGGAGTGAGCAATGACAAATATCAAAGATCTTTTTGAGAAAAGCACAACAAAAGCAGTAGAGGAAATATCAGAAGACTCTATCAAGGACCTCAGTGAATTATGCCAGAAACTATTAAGAGTAGAAGCAGAGGTTGGTAACACAGAAGAAAGACTAAAACGTTTGAAAGACCAACAAAGGGAACTTTCAGAACAACTAATACCTGACAGACTGACACAACTAGGTGTGTCGGACCTAAAACTAAATGACGGTTCACGTATATCAGCTGAACCATTTTACAGTGCCAGAATATCTGTAGCGAATCTAGAAGAAGCGCACAACTGGTTACGAGATAACGGACACGGAGACATTATCAAAAACACTATGACACTTTCGTTTGGTCAAGGTGAAGATAGTCTCGCAAAAGAATTGGTGGCATTGTGTAAATCTGAGGGTTTTGTACCTACAGAAAAAGAAGCAGTGCATCCAAGCACCCTGAAGGCATTTGTTAAAGAACAAATAGAATCAGGTAACGGTGAGTTTGACCAAGAGATACAGAAAAAGTTTTCTGTGTACCTCGGCAAGCGCACTAAAATTAATCGTTGAACGAAGAAAGAAGGAGAAAAAAATGGCAACGAAGAAAGAAGGAGAGGGGACAGCCTTAACGTCCCTATTTGAAAACATCGAAGAGAAAGGTTTCGGAGATGTAGGTGCGGAAGACCTCAAGACTCCGCGTATCAGCATAGTGCAAGCAATGTCTCCGCAAAGACAAAAAGCCAGCGCAGATTATGTTGCAGACGCAGAGGAAGGAGATATCTTCTATTCAGGAAACAGTACCTGTGTAAATGGAGACAAAGGTCTTTCATTTTTACCTGTCTACTATAACAAAACTTTAGTCGAGTGGCGTTTGCGTGAGAAAGGTGGAGGTCTTGTAACCGTGCATCCTGCAGATTCAGATCTATTGAATCGATGCCAACGTGATAGCCAAGGTAGATTAGTTACGCCAAGTGGGGAAACTCAGCTGACGACAACTGCTAATCATTATGGTTACGCGCTTATTGATGATACACCCCAAAGGTGTGTTATTAATATGACTGGTTCACAACTTAAACACTCGCGTAGTTGGAATACCCTGATACAGGGAACCAAACTGCAAGGTGCAAAAGGAGCTTATACTCCACCTGCATACTCGCATTGGTATCTTCTAAAGACTCAAGTGGAATCCAATGATCGTGGGTCGTGGTATAGCTATAATATTACGCAGGAACGGGTATTGGCCGAGAAAGAAATCGACCTCTTTAAAGAGGCAGAAGAATTCTCTAAGTTTTGTTCCGATGGAGGAATGGACCAGTTACCTGGTCAGAAGACCTCCACAATAGAAGATAAGTCTGGGTCCAAACAGGATTGGGAAGACTAACTTCATTAAGCTCCAGCATTCACTCACTCAATGCTGGAGCTTTCTTTTTGAGTACGCATGGAAGAAATCGCAAATAAATTTAAGCAAGTATTCTCAGGATTAGAGAGAGCTCACGGTATATATGAAATCACGGGACAAAAGAACACCGCGAAAGGTGTTAAGAAAGACGGCAGAGGACGGACACTACAAGAGCCTTTGACGGTAGATCTTTGGGAGAGACATTTAAAAGGAGACCTGTCTATTGGTGTAATACCATTGACTGATGATGAGACTTGCAAATGGGGTTGCATAGACGTTGACGAATACCCCATAGATACAAATGAAATACTGCAAAGGATAGAAGAAATGAATCTACCTTTGTTGCCGTGCATGACTAAATCAGGCGGAGTACATTTGTTTTTATTTACCAAGGAACCGATATCAGCGTTTAAGTTCCAATCTAAACTAGAGGAGATAGCAGCAGCTATGGGAAGAACAGGAGACGAGATCTTTCCTAAGCAATACGAGTGGTCTAAACAACTACCGAAAGAAAACCAGACAGGCAACTGGTTAAACATGCCTTACTTTGCAGGAGAAGACACAACAAGATACGCACTAAAACCTGATGGGGAAGCTGCGGACATAGAAGAATTTTTTGATTTAGTAGATAAAGTATCTATAACCGAAAGACAGTTAGATAGTTTTATAGCTGTAAAGAAAAGCAGAAAGAAACAGATTACTAAGCAAGGCAGTATGTGGGATGAGGCCCCACCTTGTTTAATACACATGAAACTTAACGGAATACCTGAGGGTATGCGTAACAATGCCTTACTTAATTATGGTGTGCTCTTACGCAAAGTGCATCCTGAAGGAGAGGAATGGAAAGACAAACTCCAGGAGATAAACAAAACAGTTTGCACAAAGGCTCTGTCTCACAGTGAGCTTAATACAATTATACAAAGCTTAGAAAAATCAGAGTATAGATACCAATGCGGTAAACAACCTTTGGTAGATTTTTGTCAGAGTGGTATCTGCGTAACTAGAAGATATGGCATTGATGCATCTGAGCGTGATCCTAACTTTGGTGGCTTGCGTAAGTATCTAACTGATCCACCGCTTTGGCATTTAGATGTAGACGGTAGAACAATTGTTTTAGATACAAAGCAACTGCATAACTTCTCTATGTATCAACAAAGATGTATGGAGGTTCTTAATATATGTCCACCTGATGTAAAGAAAACAGATTGGGTAGCCAAGTTAAATGCTTTGCTACAAGACGTACAAGAAGTAGAAGTCCCTGCTGATATGACAAAGCAAGGGTTACTACAAGAAGCTATCTATGAATTCTGCAGACTGTCTGAGTCTTCTTCTAGATTATCTATCGCATCTAATGGTGTGTTTAGATACGAAGAGGACAAGACTAAGCAGTGGTGGTTTACAGGTAGAGATGCAGTGATCTTTATCCAAGAGTTTAAGAAGATGCGACACATAAAAGAAGCAGAGGTATTTACTGAGCTTAAAAACATGGGAGCTACAAACATAGCTAAATACATCGACAGGACTGTTGGCAACAAAAAGATTTGGATGCTAGACATATACGAGATAGATGAAGATGCTGTTGACTCTAGTGACTTTAAATCACAAAAGGAGCCTTTGGCATGGGAATAAGTAGAGAAGAAATTTCTGGGTACGTAGAAGAATTAGGTATAGATGGCATTTTGTTAGCAGATGGATTAGAGGATGCTTTTATAGGTGTGTCGTGTGGTTTTGGTCCGAGTAAAGCTGTGTATGACTGGGATAAATGCGTAGAAATATTTATGACTAGAGACAAAATGACCTACGAAGAAGCTGTTGAGTGGATAGACTTTAATGTAACAGGTGCTTATGTTGGAGAGCAAACACCAGAATTTATATTTTTATATGACAAACGTAACTAAATACTTTGGGCCTCCTGGAACAGGAAAGACTACAACTCTTATGAACATTATAGAGAAGAGTCTTGATGAAGGCGTTGCACCTGAGAGGATAGCGTTTATATCTTTTTCTGTAAAAGCAGCTGAGGAAGGAAAGAACAGAGCGAATATACGATTGGGTCTGGGCTTTGATGAGATGCCTTACTTCTGTACGAGCCATGCTTTCTGCAAAAGAATTATGGGTATATCACAAGTCATGGGTGGTAGAGATGTATTTGATTTCTTAGAAGATTATGAGTTTAACCTTACTAAAAAGTATGGAACAAATGCGAGAGGCCTGAGGTCCGTGGTCCAAGATCCTTACTTCGACATCATAGAACGTGCGAAGGCTAACTGTTGCACATTAAAAGAAGAGCGATTGTCTTTAGAGAAAGAACAACGTAAAGGAGTTGTAGTTCACATGCTAGAACCTATAGCAGAAGCTTGGGAGTCGTTTAGACTTTCTAGAGTACCTGTTGTCTATTCGTTTGCTGACATGATAAACAAATTCCTAGACGATGGTACGGCTCCTGAATTAGATCTATTAATTGTTGATGAAGCTCAAGACTTAGCAGAACTAAACTGGAGGCTTGTAGAAAAGTTAGCTTTGAATGCTAAAAAGACTTACATAGCTGGGGACGATGATCAGGCTATTTACGAATGGAATGGAGCAAAGCCACAGCGTTTTGTAAATTACGTAGGCGAAAGCATTGTGTTAGATCAGTCCTATCGTATACCTGGCAAAGTACATCCTATAGCTGAGCGTATATCTAAGCGCATAATTTCTAGAGAACCTAAGACTTATAAACCTAGAGAAGAATCAGGCACAGTCAGTAAGGTCAGTTCAGTAGAACTATTGCCTTTGCGGGAGGGTAACTGGCTCGTGCTTGCTTCTTGTGACTATATGTTGACGGATGCATCTAAGGGATACAACGTCAGAAAGTATTTGATAGACAATGGTTTTGCTTTTGCTCACAACAACTTTCGTTATATACCTAGAAAGATGAGCATGGCTATACAGATTTGGGAGAGACTAAACAATAAAGAAGAGATCACGTTATCAGAGCTTGATGATCTTTATGGGTATTTAGGTAAGACAGGAGTGAAGAGAGGATTCATCACACAGGTTTCACAGGCTCCGAACCAAGGGCAGTCGTTATCACTGCAACAGATTATAGATAACTATGGACTCAAACCAGAATGTCTTGGCCAAGAATGGCAGACTGTGTTTGATAAAACGATAGACGTAGAAAGAAGAAGTTTTATAGAGAAAGCATTAAAGAACGAAGAAGATTTATTAGGAGAACCACGCATTGTCATTTCGACTATACATCAGGCAAAAGGTGGAGAAGCGGAGAACGTAGCTGTGTACTTAGACTTATCTAAATCACAGAAGCGGACTTCTATGTTACAACCCGATGGGCTACACAGACAGTTCTATGTTGCGATTACACGTACAATAGAAAACCTATATCTGATACAGGCCCAAGATGATTATTACAGGTACGTTATATGAGTTTTGTTTACAAGCCCCCAACGGAGTGGATACCACCCGATAGTTTTCCAACAGAGAAATTATGTCAGGCAACAGAGATTGCTATTGACCTTGAGACTAGAGATCCAGGTTTGAAAGAACTAGGACCAGGTTACATTAGAGGTGATGGCGAGGTCGTCGGTATTTCTTTTGCAATAGACGGTTATGAAGATTACTTTCCGTTTGCACATGAGCAAGGATTTAACTTTTCTAAAAAGAAAGTTATAGAGTTTACTAAAAAGATCTGCGCTACAGAGAGCGACAAGATATTCCACAACTCTAGTTATGATGTTGGTTGGTTGACACGAGAAGGTGTGCCTATCAATGGCAGGATTATCGATACAATGGTCGTTGCTCCTTTGATTGACGAGAACCAATACTGGTATTCTCTAAATGCACTAGGTCGCGAATACATAAACGAAGGCAAGACAGAGGGAGAGTTAAATGCTGCTGCGGAGGAGTGGGGATTGGATCCTAAGGCTGAAATGTGGCGGTTACCATCAGCTTATGTGGGTACTTATGCAACACAGGACGCAGCCCTCACGCTTAAATTATGGAATCACTTTAAGATTTTATTAGAAGAACAAAACCTATGGAACGTGTTTGATTTAGAAATGCGAGTGCTTCCTGTCATTCTTGCAATGAAACAAAAAGGTGTTCGTGTTGATACAGACAGAGCCGAGACACTAAAGAAACAACTTATTAAAAGAGAGAAAGACATTGTTCAACAAATTAAGGATGAATCAGGTGTTCCAGAACTACAACTGTGGGCAGCCAACTCATTAGCAAAAGTATTTGATGCAATGAACCTTACGTATCTTAGGACACCAACAGGGATGCCTAGTTTTACAAAAGCTTTTCTGGAGAACCACTCTCACCCTATCGCTCAGTTAATACGCGAAGCTAGAGAAGTAAACAAAACACACAGCACGTTTATTGATTCCATACTAAAACATGCACACAACGGAAGGATACATGCAGAAATACGTCAGCTCAAAGGTGAGTCAGGCGGTACAGTCACAGGTCGGTTGTCCATGAGCAATCCAAACTTACAACAAGTACCTGCACGTAATAAAGAGATTGGCCCTTTGATCAGATCTTTGTTTTTACCAGAAGAGGGAGAGCTGTGGTGTTCTGCTGACTTCTCACAACAAGAACCTAGAATACTGACACACTATGCCAGTCGATCTAAGTATGATGGGGCAGATGCTATTGCAGATGCGTACCATGCTGGGGATGCAGACTTTCATCAAGAGGTTGCTAACTTGGTAGACATTGATAGGAAAACTGCAAAGACAATAGGACTTGGCATCATGTATGGCATGGGCAAAGGTAAGTTGGCAGATCAGCTAGGCGTTACTGTAGACGAAGCGTCAGAGATTTTAGCTAAGTTTAATACCTACGCACCATTTGTTAGACAGTTAGCTGATTCGGTTATGCGTAGTGCAAACTCAAAAGGCTACATCAAAACCATACTAGGGAGGCGTTGTCACTTTGATATGTGGGAGCCTTTGAAGTATGGAACAGGTAGACCGATGAAACACAAAGAAGCCGTGCATGAATACAACGGCGAGATCAAAAGAGCGTTTGTTTACAAAGCTCTAAATAAACTAATTCAAGGTTCAGCAGCAGATATGACTAAGCAGGCCATGGTCCATTGTTATGAGGCGGGATACCTCCCACTCTTGCAAGTCCATGACGAGCTGGTGTTCTCTATAAAGTCTGACGAAGATGTAGAAAACATCTGTCGTTTGATGGAGGAAGCTGTAGCTTTGGATGTTCCAAACAAGGTTGATGCTGAGATTGGAAAGAATTGGGGCGACTCAATGGAACCTAAGAAAAATTGAGATATATCTTAGATTATAATGTATAATGTTATCTACAGGA